TCAGCGAGTGGGTTTTACGATCTCGCCAACACGCCGGTAAACAGTCTCCGTGATGCGCTTGTCGGTGTGCCCCAGCAGCCGACTTGCATGCCCCAAGTCAAGTATCTCGCTTGCAGCTTTCGGGCGGATGTCGCGGAACTGGAAGTTGCGGACGCTGGCCGCAAGCACGGAGTCTCCGTTCTCCCTGGCTTTCGCTATCGCCTTGTCGCGAGCGTCGTCAAAGCGCAATCGGAGCATGTGCTTTGTGACCTGCCTGCCATCTTCGGTGACGATCAGGTAGGGGTTTCGAACTCCTCGTTGGCGGCGCTGCTCGATGAGCCGTTCGACCAGCACGCCCAGATCGTTCAGCACGCCAGCGGCTGTTAGCCGGATGCGCAGCTTCTTGGCCGTCTTGCCTTGAGCCACCTGCAGGAACTCATTGACTGCATCCGCCTCACGCATCGAAAGCACGTCGGCAGGGCGCTGCCCGGTGAGGTAAGCGAGGTCCATTGCGTCACGCAGTTCTGAGGCGGCAATGCCATAAACAGCGCTCCAGATCTCCTCAGATGCATAGAAGTCACGTGGCGCTTCCTTGTTCTTGCGCACGCCGGCGGCAGGGTTGTTCTCGGTGAGTCCCCACTCGCGCGCGATATTGTAAATGTGCGACAGAAGCGATATTTCCCTGTTAGCGCGCACCTTCGCTGTCCGGCCATCTCGGTATTGGGCGATTATCTGAGGCGTCACCGCGTCTATGGGGGCATCACTGAATGCTTTGCGCAGCTGCTTTAGGCTTAGCAAGTTATCGCTCTGCGTCTTGGGTGCCTTACCGGGGACGATCTCCCGCTCGTAGCGATCGAACACCTGGCCCAGCATTGCGTTTTTCTTCGGCACTGGCTTGCAATCGAGCTTTGCCCATTCAGCCTTGGCGACGTCCAAGTCACTCCCGAGCGGGATTTCCACCCGCTTCCCGTCCTCATTCCTCCCGTCGTAGTAATACCCAACCCACTTTTGACCGCCTTTCAGCGTGCGAACACGCCGAATCATTCGCGGCGGCAGGTCCCTGTTTGCCGCCTTTTTCGCTCGCATTTCTTTATCCTACCCGTGACAAGTCCAACGACCAGGCTTCGGCCGCAACGTTTTCTGCTGAAGGCTTTACGCCTGCCAGCTTCATGCGGGCGTATACGCGGCCCACTACAGGCCTGCGCGCTCGGGTCAGCACATATTTCCAGCCATTCAGGTTCAGCCACGCGATCTGCCGCGACGGAATCATATAGCCGGTGATTGCCGCTATCTCTTCATCGGCAAGCGTTTCGCTTTGCATTTCCATCGTGTGCACTCCTATACCTATGGTTTGTCGAGTGAGCTGGCGGGCCGCGCTGTCTTGATGATGTGAACGATCAGGCCGAAGCTGATCAGCATCCACGCGCAAGTGCCGCCGAACGCATAGAGCAGTGCCTCAGTGGTGCCGGTGAAAACCAAGTCAGGACCGATCCAGAAGATCCAGCAGCCGCTGGCGACCAGATACAGCAAAGCGCCCAGCAGTATCAGGGTGAGTTTTATTGCGAACATGGGGTGTCCTTGCCGCGCTGGGCGGCAGAAGGTGGGTTAGGGTTATTCGTCGTCGGAGTCAGGATCTTCATCATCGCCATGGCTGACGCTGATGGGCAGTTTGCCAAGGCGATCCATTGCCAGGACGATCCCGATGCGCAAGCCCTTAGCCATATCTTTTGTCAGAATGATGTCGACTGGATCATCGGCGCCAAGGGAAAGGGTCGTGCCTTCCTTGGAGTTGTCGATAATGATCTGCAGTTGATCGGTCTGCCGTTTATGCCAGGCAAGCAGCGCTTCGATCATCTCGCCGACATCCTGCGGGGCGCCTACTGATCCCTCCAGCGCGCCTTTGACGAGTTTCTCCAGCTCCATTTTTTCAACTTCGGCGCGCTCGAGCTGGTCGTCGGCGGCGAATGGCCCGCCAACCATCGACCAGCTGCTGGCGAATACTTGGGCTTGTTCCATGATGGCTTTGACAGTTTTCTGAGACATAGGAATACCTCGCCCGCCGCTCACCGGCAGGCATGTAGGGGGATTGGGGTTAGGCTGTTGCGAACAGATCGAGTTGGTCGGATTCGACCTTCTGCTCTTGCTGCCGGAGTACTTCGAATTCGATGCGCGCTCGGGCGATCGCCGCGTACTGCTCGTCAATTTCGCAGCCGATGAACTCGAAGCCTTCGCGCATTGCTGCTTTGCCGGTGCTGCCAGACCCCATGAATGGGTCCAGTGCTACACCGCCGGGCGGCGTCACCAGTCGAAGCAGGTATGCCATCAGGTCGGTAGGTTTGACGGTTGGGTGGTTGTTGCCCTTCGTTTCAGTCGTCTCGACCTTGCGCAGGGTGGTGCCCATCTTGAACTGGGGTCCTGGGTTGACCATCCCTTCGTGCCGATCGGTGCGGCTGGTCTTTGCGCAGTAGAAGAAGCGGGCGGCGCTGCCGGTATCCAGTCGGCGATCGCCGGGCCTCATCTGAAAACCAACGACACCGTTATTTTCACTGCCTGCACTTGCCTCCATCGCGCGCCCGCGCTTCATCGTTCCGTAACAGTTTTGTCCGGCCCGCTGTGTGTCGCTGGTGCTGGCGGCGGCGAGCTGACCAGGTGCTTCAGGAAACATGGCCAGCACGGCATCACTTCCGTCATGTATAAGATTTGCTGGCCATCTGCCCAAGCAACTGGCCTTGTCGACGTTGGCGGTTACTTTTTTGCCATGGGCCGCTACGTGTTCTGCGTCATGCATCCAGGGCCTCGACCAGCCTTCTGGCTTGGATACTTTCCCGCTCTCATCGCCGCCGCCGAGCCGCTCGCCCGTAGGATCAACACGGCAAGCATCGATGTTTAGGGCTCCGGTCCCGTGCTCGGCAACGTTCGATGCGACCGTTCCAGGGAACGGCTTGCGCGCCATGCAGATTGGTTCATGCGCTGGCTTCAGCGCGGTACCCCATCCAGCGCGATCGCCCTTCAGGTTGTGCGACTTCGGGAAGCCTGAGCCAAAAACCCACATGATCTGGTCGCGGATCTCAAACCCGGCCATTTCAATGCCGACTGCCATGTGGTGGTAAGTGCGCGCAGCCGCGAATGACAGTAGGTGACCGCCAGGCTTGAGCACGCGCAGGCACTCAGTGGCCCATTCCAGCGTGAAAGCCTGGAAAGCGCGCATACCCGCCGGCGTCAGGTCGTACTTGCCAGCCTCCGCCGCGATCGAGCGGTGACCGCCGTTCGGTCCGCAGGCTCCGGCGTGCGATGGCATGCTGGCCCGGTAAGCGGCTCGAGCCTCGATGTCTTGGCCATCCCAGCTCTTGCCCATGAAGCGGATACCGTAGGGCGGATCGGTGACCACGCTGTCGATGCTGTTGTCTGGCAGCGTCCGCATCGACTCAATGCAGTCGCCGATCAAAACGCGATGCTGTTTCATGGCCTTGGCCCCTTGTAGATGAAGACGTAGGCGAACCAGAGGGTGGCGATCATGGCGTCACCTTGATATCGACGTCGTCGTGGATCCATTCGATATCGAGCAGGTCTTCGTCGTCGATCTGGCCTTCTCGCAGATCATTGCTGGCCAGCAGCTCCTCGACCTCGTCGTCATCGATGTCCTCAATGACTTTCCGGAAGTTCACGACTGCTTTGCCGGTGAGCACGACTGTTCTTTTCATGGGCGAGTTCGTCCTTGCCGCTATAGCGGCTGACTTTAAAGGGGGCGTCTTTATGTGGTGCGTTCTTTGTTGGACAGGCTATGATCGAAGATGGTGTTCGCCAATCGCCCATCTAACTTAAGGAATTAAATTTTGTTAAATAGATTGAAAAGCCAGATAAAAAAAATAAACGCGCTTGCATTAATTTTAATCATGGCCGTAATCTCTATAGCAATAGTCGTTGCTCTGGTTTTTCTCCATTTTCAGGTTGGTCTTGATCTCTGGATTATCAAAATATCCAATCCAGACAGCGCTCAGTACTGGGGGCAGATAGGGGATTTTGTCGGAGGTGTCCTCAATCCTATATTGAGCTTTCTCGCTTTGATTGCAGTCGTGCTTAGTTTGAAATCTCAATCGGAAGAGACAAAAGCTGCAAGGGTAGAGGCTGCTGCTGCCATAGATATTCAAATGAAGAACAATGAAACCTTACATGCGCAAAATAAGTTGTTCGATAAACAAAGTTTTGATTCTGTTTTCTTCGGACTTTTGAATATGCATACAAGAAACTTAGAAAGAGCCAGCTTTTTTAATCTTGAGCTGCAGGAACGAGAATACGGCCCCGCCGTGTTTGATAGATTCGCTTTCGCTTATAATATTGACAATACTGAGTTTGTTGAGGGCGATTTTATGCTTGGCACCCGACTGGGGGATTTTCAACGACGTGTCGTTCAAAAATCTATTCATTTCGCGCAAGAGGAAGGTCGTCAAGTAAGAAACTATTTTAGTACATTTGAGCAGCTATTGCGATTTGTTGATGAATACCCATTTGCTGATCCCTCAATAAAGCCTAAATACATAGGTATAATCTCTTCAGTGCTAAGTCCTTCCGAACTTGAATGCATATTTATATTCGCTTTAGGTAACAAGGATGAAAAACTGTTGGGGCTGCTGCTAAGTCATGACATGTTAAATGATCTTCCGCACAGAGAGAGATTTGCTCAGTTTCAGGTTTCAGAATCTATCAGAATCCGGTCAAGATTTTATTCATCCACCCCGGCCTGATGGTCAGTATTTCTCAGGCCATGCCCGGGCGGTGGAGTGGGGGAGTTATGCGGCAGCCATCAAGGCTTCGATAATTCGCTGGCCTGCCAGAGGCGGCACCGCGTTGCCAGTCATGTGCATGGTCAGCCTGTGGTTGTCCGGGCGCTGCGTGTCTTTCGGGAAGGACTGCGCGGCCATGGCCTCGTCGGCGCTGATCATGCGCATCCGGTCACCGTCGACCACCGCCCACCGGTCCAGAGTGGTGATGGTGCCGATCGGGCGGTCCAAGCTGCGCCCGGTGAGCCCTGATCCCGAACCGTAATAAGGCATTACGAATCGATCGCCAAACCGTTCCCGGCCATTCTTCACCCGGGTCAGCGTGGATTCGGCGCGACCGTGTTTAATGATCGGCGACCACTTGCCGGCGTTGAAGTCGATAATTTCGCTGGCGGGCACGTGCTGGTGCTGCTGTAGCTGCAGGTGTAGCGGTGCCTTGCTGCGTGAGCAGACCATGAACAGCCGCACGCGGTGCTGAGGTACGCCGAGATCGGCGCAGTCCACGATATGCGGTGCCAGCGAATAGCCCAGGCGCTTCATCGCATCGGCCCAGGCCGGATACAGAATCCAGTCCATGAACTCTGGCACGTTCTCGATCACGGCAAAGTCAGGCCGATTGACCTCGGCGTTCGCCACCGGCGCCCATGCTGTCGATCTAGAGTTATCGTGCTGCGGGTTGCCTGCGGACTTGCCGCGAGCCTTGGCGTGGCCCTGGCAACACGGAGAGGCCAGCATCACGTCGTGCTTCGGCACCTGCGACCAATCAGCTTGGTGCAGGTCCTGGCAGACGTGCTTCGTGTCCGGGTTGTTTCTGGTATGCCACTCCACGGCGGCGGGCCAGTGGTTGGCGGCCCAAAGGACGTTTAGGCCAGCGTCTTTGCCGCCGCGGGTCCACCCGCCGAAGCCGGAGAACAAATCAATTGCTGTATGCATAGGGGATCCTTGCCGGGCGGCGTGATCTGTAAATTGGGGGAGGGTGAGGCGAGTTATTCGCAGAGCCCATAGGCTGAAGAGCAGCTGTTCTGGCTGTCGGTGCGGGCGATCAGGTCGACCATGTCGAACTGGCGGCCGCCGCGGGTGGTGTTGCTCCAGTCGACGATCCTGTCAATTCCGTGCGTGAAGGCGCTCACCTTGTCATCTGACCGGACGGTGGGGTCGGTGACGGTGGCGAAGAACGTGGCGGCCCCTCTCTTGCTGGCGATGCTCACCAATCGCTCCCACTCGCGCACCCGGTCAACTTCCTCTGGCCACCTGGCCGCGATCTGACGGAGTTCGTCTTTCGCACACATGATGCAAGGCATGCACCCGACTCGATTGCAGCCTTGCAAGTAAAGCGGGTTCGGCTTGATCCCGGCCGCGCGGTGAGCCTCGAAGACTGAATCAACCGTCCACTTCAAGATGGGCCGGTAGTTGAACAGGCCGCCGCCAACCTCATCGCACTCCGGCAGGTATCGGCGGTTCAGTGATTCATCGGCCCGCACGCCTTGCCAGGACAGCAGCATGTTTTCGCCGTCCATGAGCGGCAGGTAGACCTGCTCGATGATTGGGTTCCGCTTGAGTTCGTCGGTGCAGAAGCGCGCCTTGGTGCTGGGGAATCGGCCCTTCCACAGGCACAGGTCCAGGAAGGGATTTCCAGTTGGGTGAAGTACTTCCAGAGCACCCAGCACCACCGATTCCGGCACGCCCTTTTCGCGCCACTTGGTCTCGATGAATTTTCGCTTGCCGGCGATCTGCTTAGAGAAGTCGGCCTTCACCCACCGGATGGGAACACCAGTGGCTTCAGCCAGATAGTGGATGTAGTCGTATGTCTCTGGATGCTCATGCCCTGTGTCAGCCACTACAGCGCTGAGATTCGGCACCTCCAGCTCCCGGGCGACCAGCAGCGTAGCCGTGCTGTCTTTACCGCCGCTCATGCTGACGATGTTGTGAGTAGGCATAGGGGATCCTCGCCGGCTGGCGTGATTCGTTGATATGGGGTATTACGGGTGACCGGCATGGAGCCGGATCAAGGAGCGCAGGATGAAACGTTTCACGAAAAGTCTTCGATCTGCAGTTGCTAACGGTGATTGGTACGTAGCTCTCGCCACAGCGCTCACACTTCCAGATTTATGTGGGCGCTTGGTTGATCCGGCGTTGCCAAGCGGGAAGCGCTACCCCGAATGGTTCAGGGTTTGGATGGAGCCTCACTACACTAGACTCCTTCCCAGGATTGGTTTGCATACGTTCCTGACGGGCGATGATTGTTATGCGTTGAGATGCAGCTACCTTCACGAGGGAGGAGGAGACATTGTTCAACAGCGCGCCAGAAAGGTCTTGGACGATTTTCATTTCATTTATCCGCTGGGAAATAACAACAGGGTGCATCTCAACAGGATGGGCAACACTCTCCAGCTCCAGGTAGATATTTTTTGTATTGAGATGGCCGACGCGGTGGATGCCTGGTCGGCCTCCGTTGAAGGTGATGCCGCCATACAAGCAAGAATGAAAAGCATGCTAGTGATTCATAGTCATGTGCCGGGGTTAGAGTTTCTATAGCTGGTCTCAGTTACCGGATGCATCGAGTAGGGTGGGTTATTCGTCGCCGTCGTCTTCGGCGTTCATCTGGAGCGATTCGGCAAATCCTGCTTGCCGTAATTTGCGCGCCACGTTTTCGGATATCTGGTAGCCGTGGCGCTTAATTTCGAAGAGTGGCGCTGACTTCTCGGCGCCCAATGAATGGACGTATGCGATCAGCCGCCAAATGGTTGACCGGTCTTTCGTCTCGCCCAGTTCGGCGGTTAGCGCAGCCAGCCGGTCACGCATTCCCTGGCGGAAGTAGTGGCGGATGATGTTCGTCGGACCTTTAACCTTCAGCGGCGCCGGCGGCAGATCCTCGGCCCGACCATTCAGCACCAGCAGTTGCACCGCCTCGCTGACTTCTTTGATTTCATGCCAGAGCATCAGATCGTCGAGCATCTGCCGGGTGCCGTACGGGACTGTGTGCCGCAATTCCTGCTCGCCCAGTTCCTGCCGTTTCTCGGCAAGCCTGGCCGTTCGTTCTTCCTGCGTCACAGCCATGGCCTACCTCTTCTATTCCGCTGGCCGGCAGTGCGAGCCAGGTTTAACGTTTGCGTTGCTGGGTGCGGGCTATGCGGCGAATGAAGTACTGCCGCGACGTGCTTTTGGATAGTCGATGTCGAACTGTTCCAGCAGCCGCTCAAGGGTGGTGTTTGAGATCGCGAGCTTCCCGCAGCACTGGCGCCGCGTGATGCCAAGCTCCTTGAAGGCCTTGATGCGCTCGGCGTAATTCTTGTCACGCTCTATCAGCAGCCTCTGGCGGTCTGGGGAGTGGATACCGCTTTGCCTCGTCCTTTTGAACTGAAACCCAAACTCTTTGGACATGCTCAGCAGCGTGCCCCGGCTGATACCCAGGGCCTGGATTACCTCGGTCTGGCTGTGCGTAGGTGCCAGAGCCTTCACCTGCTCAACTCGCTTAAGGCGGGCTTCGGTGCGCGCGTCTGCATGTTCTTCCGGCTCTACGGGGAGCGGTGCAGCCTGAACCCTGCGCCGAACAAATGGCTTTGGCGCCGGTGGCTCCTGAGGCACGTAGGTAACGGGTTTTGGTGGAGGAGGCGGCTCGGCCACTTCGATCTTGCCACCGGCGGCCAGGAACTGCTCCACCGCAGCGGCCAGTTCGTTCGATGCTGGCCGAAGGCGTTCTACTTCGTTCTGTAGGATGCTGATCATGCTGCTTTGCTCCTTAGCGCCGCCTCGTACCCGTCGACCAGCAGCTTGAATTCCCACAGGTCTTCCTCAAGGCTTTCGATGTAATCGTTGTCGCGCTGAAACGCTTTCCACCAGAGCTGGCGGCCCACTGGCTTCAGCAGCGGGCAGTACATTCCGATGTGCCACCACTTTTTGTCGGCAATCCACATGCAGCCCTGCACCTGGTCGATGACTTCGCTGGCATCGTTGTCGATGTGGAAGGCGCGGAGCTTGTCAGGGGCTAGAAAGCACTTGTACTCAGCGCCGCCGTCATCGCCGATGAATCCGTCCGCGCTGGCGCCAAACACGCCGTCATCCGTTTTAACCAGGCCGACCTGGGTGACAATCAGGCCGGTCTGGATCTCATGTTCCATTCTGGCCTCTGGCTCAAGTTCATGGCCTCGGCGCATCTGCCAGGTCTCGAACCCACCATCCAGCGGCGCACCACCAATGCGCTCGACTGCCAGCTCGAACGCGTACGACAGCGCGGCATTTGATGGCTCACCAACTTTCTCTCCGTCCAAGGCACGCTGTACGACTTCCGCCTTTGGCGCAGCTTTATAGCCTGCCAGCTCCCGAGAGCGGGCCTCGCTATGTCCAGCCAGCATTGCGTCGACATATGTCCGCTGCTGGGTCGTCAATCCGTTTACTTTGGAGCGAGCAGTGCTGAACATGCTTGCGGTGATGACCCCGGCGCGCGCCTGGAGCCATTCGGCTGATCCCTGGGTGCAATTGATGATGATCATTGAGGCGCCTCCAGTTTGGCTTTGTGGACGGTGACAGCGGTTTTCACCGTGGAGTACCCATTGGTGTCACCCGACGCTTGCAGGACTTTTAGGCTCGCCTGCCAAACATCTTTCAGCTCTTCCGGTGTCGTGGTTTGCCCGACGCGCTCAAGGATGTCGGCGACGACCTGGGCGCGCATGTCATCCGTTTCAGAGCCGTCTGACGACTGGGCGTCATCGTCTCGGATATCGCCGGTCGTAATGTTCAAGAGCGCACACATCACGTAGCGCTTGCCGTAGGTAGTCGATGAGCCGACGGCCTGTACATCGTTGCGGCCTTTTCCGATATCGATCGGTAGACGCATGGTGGTCTGCTCTCGGTGGCCACCTCTGTGCATCAGGATGCCCGTGACATTGATCGCCTTCTCCTCGTTTTCAACCTTGAAGGTGATAGCGAACCCGTGCTGCTGCATTATCGGCTTCAGGGTGTGAGTGATGTGATCTAGCGTTGCGTATGAATTGCCGGTGTGCAGATTCACGGCGCCTTCAAACACCGTCGGGATGTTGCATTGCATTTCGGCCATAGCGGCGTTGAAAGCTTGCTCAGCCTCCTTGGCCTGCATGCGCTCGTGCATGGCCAGCAGGCGCTCCATCTTCTCGATGTCGCAGGTTGGATCGGCGGCAGCACGGCTGATTACGGCCATAATGCTGGTGTCCATTGCTACCGGCGCGGCCACCTGGCGGCGCTGCTCCGGCATGATGATGTCGGTGGACATGCTGAATACCTCAGAATTGAATGGATACGTTCGGCACTTCGCCGCGGGCGATCTTTAGGACGATGGCCTTGGCCAACTCTTCGCTGATGTTCATGCCGATCAAGGCCTGTTTGGCTTCGCCCAGGATTTTCGACTTATGCGCTACGTCAGCCTGGCGCGCCTGCTGCTGGCGCAGGATTTCGTCTGCCGCTGCGTCGGCCCTGGCCTTCTCAGCCAGTCGCGCCTGTTCTACGGCTTCTTCCTGTCGGCGTATGGCCGCAATCCGGTCTTGCTCTGCGCGCTGCTCGGCGGCGATTCGGTTTGCCTCGGCCTGTGCTGCTGCTGTGCGGGCTTGCTCGGCCTGCAACTCCAGCTGCATACGCTGGCGCTCAGCGGCGGCCTCGGCGTCTAACACTGCCTGAGCAGCGGCGCGCTGTGCTGCTGCAGCCTGATCAAGCAGCTCCTGTTCGCGGCGGGCGGCAGCCAAGCGCTCAGCCTCGGCACGCTCAGCTGCTTCACGGCGGGCCTGATCAGCGGCGGCCTGGGCGATAGCGGCGTCACGGTCACGCTGGGCCTGGGCTTCTGCTTCGGCGCGCAACCGTAAGAGTTCGGCCTGTTCGGCCTCGTGCTGTGTGCGCTCGTTTTGCATGGCCCGCAACAAGGAAAGGGTTCGGTCCTTGGCCTGGGCGGCCTCCGGAAGGAACTCTTCCCAAGAGTCGCCGAGCTCGATGGCTTCCAGCTGGACAATCACTTGCGCCACCGCAGCTGCAGACGGCGTTGCGCCAAACACTTCCATGTCCTTGATGGCCTGGATGTTGTCGACGTGCCGGTCCTTGCGGGCCTGCTCGGCGTTTTCCCAGTCGGTCAGGGGCTGGCGGGTTGTATCGCGCAGGCTGTCCATCTTGGTGACAAACTCGCGCAGCTCAGCCTCGACGACCTTTGGCATCTCCTTGAGGCGCTTGAGGTAGTCGCGACCAGGCTTCTCGACAGCAGCCTTGGACTTGCTGACGGTTGCGGCCAGGCTGGCAATGCGCGCGCGGCCCTTGGCGGTCTTGAGATCAGGGACCTCGGTAGTCACCTCGGCCTTCACCGCTTCGAAGAACTGGCTAAGGCCGCCAGCTACGTAGATGGCCGGCGCGTTGTCGGCGCTGATGTCGTCGATGGTGATGACTTGCTGTTGTGCGGACACGGTGACTCCCTGCCGCGATGCTCGCAGCGATTGAAGGTGTTGGTTATTGGGTGATCAGACCGCCGATGGCAGGACCCAGGAAAACGATGGTGAGGAAGGTCAGGCCAGCGATGGCCGACAGAGCGCGGATGGCGCGGCGCCGGTGCCGCTGGTGGGTGGTCACGCCTTCACTTCGTAGGCGACAGTCCACTCACCGCACAGGCAGGCCCGGCCGCTCCAGGCGTGAACATTGGGGATGCCGGCGTCATGTGCCAGTGATAGGGCGCCCAGCCACTTGGTGTGGGTGAAGGCCAGGATCATGCGGTCGGCGGGCAGCTCTTCAATCTGCTCGTCGATCAGAGACTTCAGGATTGGCGTGGTCATGCTGCAGCCCTCTTGAGCTCGGTATTGCGCTCGACGAACTTGGCGTCCAGCGCATCGCGGTAGCGGTTGGCGGTAGGGGTGTCGACCAGATCGGCGAACTCGGCCATTTCGATCATGCCCATTACGAAGGTGCGGTCTGGCACCGGGGTGAAGGACTTCTTCATCTTGGCGATTTCCAGGCCAAGGCGGGCGAGGGCGGTAGGGGTGTTCATAGCTCGTTGTCCTCTGCCTGGGCGATCAGGGCGTCATTGACTAAGGGCCGGAGTAGGGCCTCGGCGATCAAGCGGAGTTGTTCTTTGGGATCAGCTACCGCCATCAGGTCCTCGGCGCCGTCGCGCGCCAGGGAGCGGTCACCAAGCAGGCCAGCAATTACCATTTCGCCAATGGCGCACGGGCTTTTGCTTGCACTGCTGATTGCGAATTGCTCGACCTCGGCGGCGAAATGCTTGAACGTCACGCCCTGTGGGGTATGCATCCGGCGCTTGAACTTCACATCGCTACGCCGATCAACCAGCGTCTCCACTGCGTTGTCGATCCACTCCCTACCGGCAATCTCCTCGGCCGTCTCGCTTACTGGAGGCGGCAACAGGGCGTCGTAACGCTCCTGGCAAATCTTCAATGCTGCGTTCATGGTCGCCTCCAAAATGGCGGGTTATTCACCTGTATTCGTCAACACTCATGCCTCCCGCTGGTTGCCGATGGGCGCGGGGGAGGAGTGCTGACGTAATAGAGGTGGGGAAGGGTGCCCAGGCCCGCTACTGGCGACGGCCTGGGTTTGTTGCGTCAGCAGTGACTCCCTCTTCGCTAGGGCGGCGCCGCGTATCCCGCTGCTGATTGCAGGTCGGCGGTTCGTCATGGGTGCGGGCTTCGAGCTTCCTACTCACAGCGTCAAACAGCATCTGTTCGCCGTGGATCAGAGGTCCTTACAACATGCACGCTACAGCTCTGATTGCCCTGGCTGAGTGGGGCAGGGTGCATGAGGTCCGGCGGTCCCAGCCGAAGCTATCGGGCCCGCTAATTCTTGAATTCGGTGTTTCATCTCCACCACGCGCGGCGCCTGAGTCCTCTCTTTGGCCAGGTCACACATTTCGTGTCCGGTGTTCTTCCTGGCTGGCTTGCGTGGTTTCGCGTACTCACATCTGGTGAGCACGGCCAGTTCCAGAGCTGGCGTGGAGATCGAATTTATTGCTCGCGCTGTGCCCATTGCTGGGGATCGATCTGCGAGGTTCCCGTGCTGTTAAAGAGCGGCGGGCTGTGAGGCCCTGGCGAGTCCCTGTTGGGTGACTCGATGGATGTAGTTAACCATCGGTATATTTTAAGGTCAATACCGATGGTTAATTTATTTTCGAGGGGTGTGGGATATGCTTCGTCTATTACTGGATGGATATACAGCTGTAAGGGGGGGGTAATGGCGAATCGAAAAGGTTTGGAGCAGCAGGAAAGCAAGGAAATGCCAGCTGTTGAAAGATTGGCGCTGCGCGTAGCGTCAATGATCAACTCGCCTCGCGCGCAGGAGCGATGCTCGGCACTGATTCATCGGCTCGATTCTGATCGGGACGCGGAATGGGACGAGATCATGGCTCAAATCTCTGAGATCGATGGGGTGGCGATGATTTTTCAGGATGACGGCGGGGTGCTGCTGGAGTGGGAAGCTCTGAGCGAGGAGGATCGAGTACTACAACTCGGAGAGATTGAGGCGTTAGAGGAGTCTGCGGCGCCATTCTGACTGGCAAAAAAAAGCCCGCTCACTAGCGGGCTGATTTGGATTCATTTAGAAGGGTGGTCCTTGCCAAGAGATTGTTCAAGCTCTGTAATTTTGGATGGAAGAACATACAGGTAAGAGATCAGGTAATCTAAAAGCTCAACCATTTTTCCTGCCATCTCTTCGGTGGGTTCGTTTTCGTCATCGAAGTGAGCCCCAAGGTTTCCGCCAGACCGGATAGCATGGGACAAGGTCTCAAGAGGGGCAGCGAGATCATTGTTATTTTTGACCAGATCAATTAATTGGTAGAGGCTTTTGGTGCGAGAAGGGGTATCAACAAGATACTTAAATATGCCCTCAAGGGTCCTTCTGGCGCCAACGGCTGTTGCGGGGTAATTCTTTGAGTTCAGTGAGTCGATCGTAGATGTCAGAGACCTTTGGAGAGAGGCGGGTACGTTCTCTGGAAGTTTGGGATGTGGATAGCCTGATGACGCGCCAGGGAACATAAAGAATTGAAGCTCTTCATCGGGCTTTTCGCCATTAGCATCCATGACCGATGCGGCCGTCAAAAAATGAACGGCTCGCCCGCATCCGGGACAGGAAGAGCTCGTAGAAACCCAGCCACGCTGACCGTCCTCTAAATAACTACCGAGTGAAAAAATCACCTTTTCCACGCAAAAAGGACAAACAGTCGAGATGGAAGTGGCAGTTTTCAAGCCGGATCGTAAGCGTGACGTGGCTTTAACTGAAGAGGATGGTATTTTCAACATCGGTAAATTTCCCTATAAATGAGTTTTTCAGTACTACTGTTGACCCAATGGTTACCGGCTTCGCAGCGCTTCGCCTACCACTACTAGATCCCGCCAGGCCTCTGATGAGCTTATTCAGACACTCGAACAGCGGTTTACGCCTTCCGTGCATTCCAAATCATCAAAACTTTGGCGTGGATTGTCACATCCTCAATTCTGGCTTCTTGGTCTTTGTGCTTGGCGTTGTCAGAAATTAACCAGAACCGCTCCGCATCCATCACCTGAACCCGCTTGATGTACAGGTGCTCATGCCAGGTCAAAACGTAAATCCCATCGCCGGCAAACTCATTGACGCCCTTGTCTACGATCAGCGGGTCTTTATCGTTGATCGTGCCTTCCATGCTCTGACCCCAGCCAGTGATCATGGCTAGTGCGTGAGGAGAGGTATATGACACTCCCTTCTCGCGAAGCACATCTTCACGAATAATCAGATTCCTGATTACCTCGTTGTAGTCACTCGGTACTTGGCCGTGCCCCATTGAGGCGCGTACATCGTACTGACGAATGACGATCTCATCCGACCTGGCTTTCAAGCCAGAAAAGTCTGCCTCTATCACTTTGCCCTGGGCCTCGCTGGCGGCAGTGAGCGCCGCAGCAGCAATCTTCTCTTGAGCGTCGGCATCAAGACTCTTGCCAGCATGCTTGCGGATCATCTCCATCACCTTCTCTGCAGCACCTGCCCCGCTGGTTGAAGACGCCTTAGCTGAGCCCGTCGTTAGTGATGATATTTCTTCAGCCAAGCGCGGGCTGAATGCTGATACAGGCTCATCAAGCATGCGCGCAAGCACAGCTGCGAACTTAGCGTTCAGTGGGTTGATGCCTTTGAAGTAAAGATTCACGGCAGCCGGCGTCATACCCGCTGCGTCGGCGATTTTCTTCTGACTTAGCTTAAGTTCGTTCTTCTTTGAGAGGAACAAATCATGCGCGGCGGCGCACTCGGCAAGCAGCTCGGGCGGGAGTATTCGTTTCTTGGTCATCGCGCGAATGTATACCAATGGTTAAAAATAAGAAGAAACCATCGGTATTGATTAAAAATTAACAGATGGTTAATATCTGCCTCATGTACAAACAGAGGCACGACCATGAATGAGACCTCCCTCGACAAGTTCGTGGCTGATAAAGGGCAGTCCGAAGCCGCACGGCTTCTTCGCGTGACTGCTCCAGCCATTCACAAAGCCCTTTCGGCGAAACGGGACATCCGCGTGCTTGAGCTTCCCGATGGCAGCTTCCAGGCCAAAGAGCAGCGTCCGTTCCCATCTCAGAAATCAGCTGCATAACCCTTTCGAACAACCAAGGAGCCTCACCAATGGCATACGACGACACACGCCACCTGAAAGACCGGGAGATCAAGTCCCGTTATGACGATGAAACCTACGAAGCGTTAAAGGCCGTGGCCCGCCTGCACAAGCTGCAGCTGGCCGTGTTCGTGCGCATGTGCGTCGAGGAGAAGTTGGAAAGCATCGTTGAACCGAATGCTACCGGTAAACACATGCAGGCCTAAAGGCCCTGAAGGAGGCTATGTGCCTGAAACCACGATCTGCCACGGGATCGACGGGCGCCTCTACGAAAAGCTTGAACGACTGGCGAAGGCAGCAGGCAAGACGCCTGACGAATACGCCGCGGAGCTTGGAGCGGAGCGTTTTTTCGAGAAAACCAGGCCAAGGGGCGCCGGGAAGATCCGGCATCTGCCAACAGCAAGGCGTGACCCGCCGAAGGCCGTATTAGGGCCTGAAAAAGGAGGGGCTGATGAAGACCTCAAACCATAAACCCAAATCGCAGGCACAAAAAAGCCGGGGCGCAATCCCGGCTCTTTTAACTGCATACAGCAAAATCATCTGTGAGGCCGATTATGCACACCTCTAACATTGATGTACAGGCCCTGAATAATCCCGCGCCACGTTTTTCGATCTCTGAAAATGTGGCGCGGACAATGTCGTCACGCGAGATTGCTGAACTCGTCGGCTCTCGACACGACAAGGTGAAGCAATCTATCGAGCGTCTTGCGGTGCGTCTCGATGCCAATGATAAGCCCGTGATAGCTCTTCCCCCAGTGGGGGAATACCTCGACAGCCTTGGTCGACGTGCTTCTGAGTACTTGGTCTGCAAGCGCGACAGCTTCGTAGTGGTCGCTCAACTCAGCCCTGAATTCACTGCTGCGCTGGTAGATCGCTGGCAAGAGCTGGAAGCGCAGGCGCAGAAGCCTCAACAGCTCTCGACCATCGAAATCCTGCAGATCGCCATGGAGTCTGAAAAGGCCCGCTTGATGCTCGCCGCCCAGGTCGAGCAGCAGGCCACCAAGATCCACTCCTTGGAAAACCTGTTCAAGGAAGGCATGACCCACACCCAGTTCTGCAAGGGCCTCAATGGGGTCAACGTCATGCAGGTGGGTAATTACCTGGAATCGCGCAGTTGGCTCTACAACGAGAGCAAGTCCGGTACCCGGCACCGTGTTGGCTCCTACGCGCGCGACAAGTACATGACCGAGCACCAGGTCGAAGTCACCCCGCACGGCAAAGAACCTTTCATCTCCTACACGCCGATCCTGCTGAGGAAGGGCGCCGCACGCCTGTACGACCTGTATCTGGCCGGCGAGCTACCCATGAAGAAGACCTGGGACGGCCTGTTCACCCATGACAAGGCTATGCGGGGTGCAGCGTGAGCATCATCCGTGCGCCTCGACCTGAGGCGAATTTCTACATGCTCAGCAAGTCGATCAGCGAGGACGCTCGCCTGAGCTGGGCTGCCCGTGGCTTGCTGGTGTTCCTCCTGGGCAAGCCTGACCACTGGGCGGTCTCCGTCACTCACCTGCGCAACGAGACCTCAAAGTCTTCGAAGCCTACCGGGCGTGACGGCGTTTACGGCCTGCTGCAAGAGCTGATCACCGCCGGCTACGTTCAGCGCCGACAGGATCGTTTGGGCTCCGGTTTGCTGGGTGAAACTCACTATGTCGTCTCTGAATCACCGCTTCCGGCTTTACCGTATACGGCTGCACCGCTTCCGGCTCAACCGTATCCGGCAAATCCGACACTAGTAAGTATTGAAGGTGAGCAAGGACTGAAACAGCAAGCAAGGACTGAAAAACCTTCGGGCGCTAAAGCACCCTCGCGCACCAAGGCCGTGAAGTTTGATCCGGTGACCGCCAAGCCTGAAAGCGTCAGCGAGCAGACCTGGCAGGACTGGTGCCAGCACCGCGCCGAGATCAAGCGCCCACTGACCGCCACCACCTGCGCCAAGCAAGCCAAGACCCTGGCCGGCCACCACGACCCTGATGCAGTGATCAACCAGTCCATCAGCAATGGCTGGACCGGTCTGTTCCCGGAGAAGGTCGTGGCGGGCGGCAGAACTGTTGGTAATCGCCCATCCGGCGGCCCGGACTTCTTTGACGAATCCTGGCGCTCTGACACGAGCGACGACCTATGAAGCGAGTGAACCAGATGGTGGAGGGCGCCTCGCGCGCCCTGGCCACCACTCAGCGCCTTCCAGCGGTAACAGAGCCCCTTGGTGTGGTTGACGATCAGACCGGCAGCATCGTCGAGAAGATTTTCCGGCAGCTGCAGGCGATCTTCCCGGCGTGGAAACAGGCTTGGCCAGACGACAAGGCCCTGAAGGCTGCCCAGCGCAGTTGGACGAAGGGGTTCATGGATGCGCGCATCAGCAACCTTGAGCAGGTCCGGTATGGGATCGAGGAGTGCCGCCGGAGCGGATCGCCATTCGCCCCCAGCATCGGCCAGTTCATTGGCTGGTGCACGCCAGGGCCGGAGGCGTTCGGCATGCCAGCGAGCGCCGAGGCATGGATGGAGGCGCTGATGGCGACCTACAGCCACGAAGGCGTGAAGATCGCGGCCATTGCCACCGGCCTGTTCGATCTGCGTTCCGCCAAGCAGGAAGACAAGGGCCTTCGTCAGCGCTTCGATCACAACTACGCCGTGGTGATACGCCGCGCCCAGGTAGGCCAGCCGTTGGACGGGAAGATCCTCACCGGTATCGGTCACGACAGCCAGAAGACGGCCTTCGAACTCGCCAACGAGTTGGCCGACCAGCAAGCCCAAGCACGAATCCTTCAGCAAGGCATCCCGGTCGACGGCAAGTCAGCCCGTGAGCTGCTGATGGCGAAATTCAAGAACAAGACCACGGAGCAACGGACATGACCGACAAGATGCGTGAAGAGTTTGAGACGAGCCCGCGCTTCCGTGGGATGGATTTCACTCGGTCGGAAACTCACCCTGACTATTACGACAGCCCCTATGCGAACGGCGCCTGGGACGGCTGGAAGGCCTCCCGAGAGGCGCTGCTGAAAAAGCAAGACCAGGAACAAGAAGAATTCCTTGCCCACCTTGCTGATTTTGAGCCCGAGGATACTTTCCATGACTGACTGCAGCGAATTGGAGCGGCTGGCAGAGGCTGCAAACGCAGTGAACGGGGATGTTGCAGTCGATATAGCGATCAGCAGCGAGCGCGGCCCGAATCAGGCAGAGATTGATGCTGTTACGGCGTATGTGAGCGTAGCGACCCCCGCCACCATCCTGGCCCTGATCGCCGAGAACAAGCGGCTGAACGCCGAAAACAAGCAATTGATCCTGCTGGAGTGCAACGGCGGCACCGCCCAGGCAGCGGTAAACCTGCTGACAGAACGCGACCAACTCCGCGCCGAGGTCGCCGGCCTACGCACCGGCTACGAAGCCTACGAGCGGGTGAATGCTGAGTTGAAGGCTGAGTGCGAGGCGCTGCGCAAGGATGCGGATCGTTTTCGCCGTATGCGAGCAATGACCCTGGCGCAGATTGAGGACACTCAGGATGAATTCGACGCCGAGTTTGACCGCCAGCTCGACGCCGCCATGGGCAAGGGAGACCGGCCATGAGCACCTTCGGCGTATTCGTACTGGGCCTGCTGATCGGTGGTGCCCTGGTGTTCTACCTCGAAAGCCTGGAGAAGCGGCCATGACCAAGCCAGCCAAGCCTCGACCAATGCCCGTGTATCTGGTGCTACGCCGCCTGGTCGACCCAGCCACCGGCAAGGAGGTGGCAGCGTTCGTGCCGTCCTCCGACGCCGACCGGTCGATCCTCCGCGAGCGTGAATTCAAGATGAACGCGAAGATCCGCGCCGACCTCAAGCAGCCGCGCAACCCACGGTTCAATGGATTGGTACATGGCCTGGGCCGGGTGCTGAGCCAGAACATCGACAGGTTTTCCGGCAAGCAATCCCACGACGCCATCAAGGCCCTGCAGTTGGAGTCGGGCGTGTACTGCGACGAGGAAGCGTTCGACATCCCCGGCCTGGGCCAGCTCACCCGCAAGACGCCGCGCAGTCTCTCGTACGACTCGATGGGGGAGGAGGTCTTCCAGGACTTCTGGCGCCAATGTTGCGCGTACTTGGTGCTGCATGACTGGCCGACGCTCACGGAAGAGCGCCTGACCGAAATGGCAGAGTTCGAAGCATTCAAGGAGGCCGCATGAGGCGCACCCCGCTACAACGCAAAACCCCGCTCAAATCTGGCGCACCACGCCGCAAGCGCTGCCCAGAGTGCCGAGTGATGTTCGCGCCTGCCCGCAGCTCGCAGGCGGTGTGCGGTGAGATCAATTGCGCCATTGCGTACGGCAAGTCCGAGAAGGGGCGGGCTATCGCCGGGAAAGCCCTGGCAGAAGTCGGTCGCCGAGAGATCAAGGTCCGCAAAGAGGCCCTGAAAAGTCGCGCAGACCACCTCAAGGATGCAGAGAAGGCCGTGCGCGATTACCGCCGCACCTACGAGCTGAGCATCGGCAGCGGGTGCATCAGTTGCGGTGACACTCAGGAATCGATCCTGCGCGCCCAGGGCTGGAAGACCGGAGGGGCATTTGACGCAGGCCATTTCCTCGGCAAGGGCGCTCGCCCGGAACTGAGGCTGGTGCCGACCAATATCTGGCTCCAGTGCAAAAGCTGTAACGCCGGGTCGTCGAAGTTCGCTCGCAAGGGCGAGACGGTTTCACAGGCGTTCCGCACCGGGCTCATCGCTCGGATCGGCCTGGAAGCAGTGGAAGCGCTCGAAGCCGATCACCAGCCGCGCAAGTACACCGTAGAAGAACTCAAGGCGATCACCGCCGAATACCGGGCAAAGACCAGAGAACTCAAGAGGGCGGCACCATGACCTATCGCAACGTTGTTTCAGCAGTAGTTCGCGCCCTTGCGGCCGAGACCATCAATTCCGCCGGCGGCTGCGACTTTGAGCCCAAGGTGCAATGCGCCAAGCAGAAGGGGGAGATCGTCGGCAAGGAGGCTGCATTCCTGACTGACTGCTGGGTGTTCGGCCGGCTGCATAAGTCGCTGTCGGCCGCGCACTGGCGAGCATTGGTGGCGAAGTTCTCGACGCACATCGAGCGTAAGCACGCAGCAATCGCGGAACTCACCAAGGTCATGCGGTCTCCGGCGCCCGAGCGGTTCCTTCACTGCGCTGTTGTCACCTGGGCATTGCCGAAGCTGCCAGGAGTAGACGGGAAAAGGTCGACCAACGTCCTGCCGGCCGGTTGGTACGAGATGGATAACTGGTCGAACGAGCCGCACCCAATCAAGACCCAGGAGCGGTGGAGGAGGGACATCCGCAAGGCGCTGGAGCGCGAAGTGGATGAGGCATTGATGTCAGCTCAAGCACTTTTGGATGCAGAGGGGCTAATTGGTACACAAGCCGCTTGACGATCATTGAGCCAATGAGCCATTATTAGTCCATCCTGTGATTCGTGCGTGTGTTTAGGAAGCATGTAATTGCAGGATGGATCTGGAGATACGCAATGACCCAGATTCACAGAGTCCCGTATATGGATACATCCTGCCTCCCCAGCATCTGCCAGCGCTCTCGCTGCCTCAAGGATGCTCTCGGGAAAACGAATTACTGCGTGGGTCACCAGCCAAAGCCAAAAGCGCCGCCGCCACCTTGGGAGGGGCGGCCGGTCGTTTACGTGGTCGGCATGCAGGGCGAGCCATACGTCAAGATTGGTTATGCGACAGAGCTAAGCTCGCGCATGATTGGTATGCAGGTAGGCTCGCCAAAGCCAATGATCGTGCATTGTGTTTTTCGTGGCAGCCTGCGGGCCGAATCAGCGATGCACCGTGAATTACAAGACCATCATGTACGCGGTGAGTGGTTTCACATGGATCCAACAAGGATCATGTGTGAACGTCTTGCCCAGGATCGCGATGAGCGAATTCGGCTCGGCCTAACTGGTTTGATTTGCGCCTGGAATGAGCAGGGCTACCACTGGGACGCTAAAGGCCTTCCAATGAGCAAGCTCAAGAAAATGCGCATCAATAACGGAATTGAAAGGATTTAGCGCTTCCCATAGTGCATAAGTAACGCGAAACGCACACGGAAACATAAGCCCGGCCAAGCGCCGGGTTTTTTGTGTCCAAGATTTCCCCAAGCCCTCAGAGCCTCTGACTTGTCACGCTGATGAGGGACCTATTCAGGGCCTCGGCACTTGCCGGGGCCTTTTCGTTTTCGGCCCCACCACGCCCTTCGCTCTGAGCAGGGAGTGCTGCTGGAGCCGGATTTATCAATCTCCCCGAGGGGAGCAACCCGGATGCCTACCATGCCTGACAAGCCAGACACATGGGCCAAGATCTGGCTGGCGTTGAGCAATCCGCTCTGGCAGGGCGCAATCATGGCCATCACAGTATCGTTGCTTCGAGTCATGTACGACGCGAAGGAAACCAGTAAGCGTCGGATCTTGTTCGAATCGCTGATCTGCGGATCGCTGAGCCTTGTTGCGTCCAGCGTTATCGAGTGGATGACCTGGCCGCCCAGCCTATCGGTTGCTGCTGGAGGGACTATTGGGTTCCTCGGCGTGACCGCCATCCGCGAACTGGTGACCCGCTTCCTTGGCCGCAAGGCGGATTCGGTATGAAGGCCTTCGCAGCTGCAATCATCATCGCCCTGGTCGGCCTGCTGCTCGTTGGCATCCAGCAATCCCGTGTCGTCGCCCTACGCGGGGAGGTGGCCTTCGAAGCCGGCGAGAAGAAGAAGGCGGTCGACGCCAACCTCGAAAGCCAGGCGACCATCACCACGCTGCGCGCTGAAGCAAAGCGCAATGCTGAATACCAGGCAGACCTGGCAAAGCGCCTCAAGGCCAGCCAGGACAAAGCCAAGAAGGCGGAGAAGAACTTTGAAAACCTCAAGCGCAACAGCAAGCCTGTTCGTGACTGGGCTGCTCAGCCTCTTCCTGACGGCCTGCGCGGCAAAGCCGGTAGTGGTAACAAAGACCCAGGCCGTAAGAATTGAAGCCCCTGAGCTGATCCCATGCGAGCGCATCGACGACAGCGATGAAGACCTTCGCCTCAATGGAGACGTGTGGGAGCTGAAAGAAAAGGCGGTCCGGCTGCTGGACACCTGCGCAGATCAGGTAGACGCCCAGATCCTCCGTAGCCAGAGCAAGTAATCCGCGCCACGTTTTCGAATGCGCCAAATCGTGGCGCGGGAAAGATCACATGAAAGTAATCGTAACCAAGCTCCTGGGGTCGGCCGAGGTCGAGTTCCTGCGTGAGGGCGTGGTCGTTCACCGTGAGCGGTTCTTCGGCAAGGTCACCACCGAGTACCGACGCACCATTGCGTTCAATGAGACGTTCGACGCTCACCGGTGCCGGTTTGTTACGTCAATACCTGCTGATCGGGCGTTCCAGTACGAGGTTGCGGAGTAGATGTGCCGCATGTGAACGCGGCACGGGTGTGTTACTTCACTTTCAATGCGTCTTGGATAAGGTCGGCATATCCCGACAAATTGTTCATCTCCCATTGAAGTTGGCTTGATCCAGTTGAATTCAAAACCTTGGACTCAATGAGTTTCAGTGCGGCTGCTACTGCTGCCTCGCGAGCTTTTACTGGTTCAGGGTCTCCGTTGAAATCAGTAACGAGCAAATCTTTGTAAAGATCCGACATGCCATCTTCCTTGCTGTGAGTTGATCCCTACCAATACCGGCATCCGGCCACTATTTCAAGTACTGCCCAAGCGAGGCACCAAAGTCTCAAGGAATCCCTATGGCGCTGACAGCAAAACAGCAGCGCTTCGTCGATGAGTACCTGATAGACCTGAATGCTACGCAAGCCGCTATCCGTGCAGGCTACAGCGGGAAGACAGCACGTCAGATCGGGAATCGGATGTTGACAAATGTTGACATCCAAGCAGCCATCGCAAAGCGAATGGGGGATCGCTCCGGTCGGGTAGAGATAACCCAGGACATGGTACTTCGCGAACTCGCCAAGATCGGCTTCAGTGACATCCGCAAGGTCGTTCGATGGGGGGAGACGCAAGTCCGCATGGTCGACGGTGAGGATGACGGCCCGGAGGACATGGTTCCGTATCACGGGTTGGCGCTCATCGACTCAACCGAGATTGACGACAACACCGCCGGCGCTATAGCTGAGGTAAGCCAGGGTAAGGAAGGACTGAGGGTCAAGCTTCATGACAAGAAGGGTGCGCTGGTCGACATAGGCCGTCACCTGGGCATGTTCTCCGCCCCGCAGCACTCCGCCCTTGAGGCTGAGTTGAAGCGCATCGAGATCGAAAACAGGCGACTCATCAACGAGAAGCTGCGCCGCGAGCTGAATCCACCCAAAGAAGAGGTCGGCCAGCACGCTATAGCCGAGTACACACTGAGCCCAGACGAAGATGCCCCCACTTCCCCGTACCTTTGAGCCGCCAGTCCAGCTGACGCCAAAGCAGGCGAACATTTACGTGTGGGGATTCCAGGCTGTTGCGCGATTCAGGGACGCTGTGTGTGGTCGCCGGTTCGGCAAGACGTTCCTCGGCAAGGCGGAGATGCGTAGAGCGGCCCGACTGGCTGCCGAGTGGGGAGTAAGCGTAGAGGATGAGATCTGGTACGCAGCCCCTACGCAAAAGCAGGCTCGACGTGTGTTCTGGCGCCGGCTTAAGCAGGCCATCCCCCGAGCATGGATGGATTGCAAGCCGAACGAGACGGACATGCTGATCACGCTCAAGAGCGGCCACCTTATGCGTTGCGTGGGTCTTGAGAACTACGACGACCTGCGGGGATCTGGCCTGTTCTTCATCCTTGTAGACGAATGGGCAGACTGTAAGTACGAGGCGTGGCAAGAGGTCATCCGGCCGATGCTCTCAACCTGCCAATACTCGATACCGGGCGTTGGCCTCCGCAAGGGCGGCCATGCGCTGCGTATCGGCACTCCGAAAGGCTTCAACCACTGCTACGACACATTCCAGGATGGACGGCCAGGCAATGAGCCGGACCATCGAAGCTGGCTTTACACCTCGGTTGACGGTGGGAATGTCCCTCCGGAAGAGATCGAGGCCGCCCGCCGCAAGATGGACCCTCGCACATTCCGCCAGGAATACGAGGCCAGCTTTGAGAACTACCAGGGCGTCGTTTACTACACGTTCAACCGAGAAGAGTGCCGCACCACTGAGCGCATCAATCCCGGCGAAGCTCTCCACATCGGCATCGACTTCAACGTCATGAAGATGTCGGCAGTCGTCAACGTTGTACGTAACGGCCTGCCTCTGGCGCTCGACGAGTTCCATACGGTGCGCGATACGCCAGAGATGATCGAGAAGATCAAGGCGCGCTTCCCTGGGCACAGCATCGCGGTATACCCCGATGCCAGCGGCCAGAACACCAGCAGCAAAAACGCGAGCGAATCCGACCTGTCGCTGCTTCGATCCGCAGGCTTTGCCGTGTATGTCGATTCAACGAACCCAGGCGTGAAAGACCGCGTAAATGCGGTAAACGCCATGTTCCTGAACGCCTACGGCGAGCGCCGCTACAGGGTCAACATTGACCAGTGTCCGAAGCTGACGCAGTGCCTTGAGCGCCAGGTTTACGACAAGAAGGGCGACCCGGACAAGAAGGGCGGGTTTGACCACATGGTGGATGCGATGGGCTACATGATCGCCCAGCGGTATGGCCTCGCAAACTCCTACACACTCGCAAACGTGAGCAACTCATGAGCGCATTCAGCTACCTGAAAGACAGCCTGCAGAACCTGGTCGCAGGACTGGGTACTGCTCGCGACAAGGCATCCCACTCGCACTATGCCATCCCGGAGATGGACGACCAGCAGCTCCTGAACGCCTTCCGTGGCTCGTGGACTGCGCAGAAGGGCGTGACCATCCCCGCGGTGGACGCATGCCGCAACTGGCGCAACTGGCAGGCTGACAAGGATCAGATTGAGCTGATCGAGGCCGAGGAAGAGCGCCTGAACGTCAAGGGCAAGATCCTCGAGGCCCTATTGAAGGCCCGACTGTTCGGTGGTGCTGCTGTATTCATCGGCACCGGGGAGCGAGACACGGCATCCGAGCTGAACCCTGAGCGCGTGCGGCAGGGTGGCGTGAAGTACCTCACCGTCATGACTCGCCGGCAACTCAGCGCGACCGAGATCGAACAGGACCCGCAAAGCCCTCGCTTTGGCAAGCCCAAGGCTTACCGGCTGCCGGGCAGCGTGGTGGAGATCCACCCGTCGCGCTTGGTCATCTTCATCGGCACGCCGCACCCTGACCCTGAGTTGGCGGTCGGTTGCGGCTTCGGCTGGGGGGACTCTGTGCTACTGGCCGCTATGCCTGCCGTGCGTCACTACGACGAGACGGTGGCCAACGTGGTGAGCCTGGTCTACGAGGCGAAGATCGACGTCATCAACATCCCTAACCTGATGTCGAGCATGCAGGACAAGAATTACGAGCGCCTGCTGCTGGAGCGGCTGCGTCTGGCTGCTACCGCCAAGGGCATCAATGGGACGCTGATCCTCGACGGCGCCGAGACGCATAGCTCCAAGTCGGCCAGCTTCGGCAATCTGCCGGAGGTGATCGCCAAGACAGAGCAGGGCGTGTCGGGTGCGTTCGATATCCCTGGCACCCGCATGTTCGGCCAGTCCTCCACCGGCCTGGGCGCCAACGGCGAAGAGAACACCCGCAACTACTACGACAACGTCGCCTCACGCCAGAAGCTGGAGATCAAGCCGGCTATGAGCGTGCTGGATGAATGCTTGATCCGCTCAGCACTAGGCGTCCGGCCCAAGGAGATCCATTACGCCTGGGCACCGCTTTGGCAGGCGACGGCCAAAGAGCGGGCCGACATAGGCAAGACCACTGCCGACACCATCAAGGCGCTGAAAGACTCGGGCCTGTTCCCTGAGGAAGCACTTTCGGCGGCTTCCGTGAACCTGCTGGTGGAGTTGAGCGTGATGCCTGGCTTGGAAGCGGCCATCGACCAGTTCGGCGCTGAGCTTCCGGACGAAGAGGGCGGTGCCGCTGACGACGACCTGCCGGTAAGCGAAGGCGAACCGGTAGCTGGCAAGAAGGATCTTTCAGACGCCGCACCGCGCACGCTGTACGTGTCCCGCAAGGTCACGAACGGTGCCGAGATCGTCGCTTGGGCCAAGGCTCAAGGGTTCGAGTCGACGCTACCAGCGGAAGACCTGCATGTCACCGTCGCCTACAGCCGTTCACCGGTTGATTGGATGAAGGTCGGTGAATCCTGGTCCGGTGACGGGAAAGGCCAGCTGAAGATCGCACCGGGTGGTGCTCGGCTCATCGACAAGTTCGGGGAGGGTGCGGTGGTGCTGTTGTTCAACAGTTCAGAACTGGCGTGGCGTCATGTGTCGATCATCGAAGCGGGTGCCTCCTGGGATTGGCCTGAATACCAGCCGCACATCACTTTCACCTACGACCCTGGCACCGTAGATATCGAAACGGTCGAGCCATACCGGGGCGCCATCGAGTTTGGCCCGGAGATATTCGAAGAGGTCAACACCGAGTGGAAATCCACTATTCAGGAGGTATGACATGGGAACCTTTACTCAGCCAAAAATCACGGGTTATCGCCAGCTCAGCGAGGAAGACGCTGCGCTGATGAACGAGATCAAGGCGCACGGCGTAGACCTGGGCAAGTTGGTCGATAAGCTCAGTTCTCTGTCCCATCTGAACCAGCGTTGGCTGGATATCGGTACGACCGATCTGCAGACGGGACTCATGGCCCTTACCCGGGCCGTCGCCAAGCCAACGAGTTTCTGACCGAGCCCATACATGATGAGCGACGACGAACGGAAAGTCCTCGATGCGCTTGTTGCCGCTTGGAACCTGTTCACGGCTCTTCCCATCGAGCACGCCGACGACAGCAGCGACTTCAGACACCACCTACACATCCTTCAACGGCAAATCATGAGCCGCCCATCCCGGCGCGAACTCAACGGCACCCAGCCGAGGTAACAAATGATCCTTCACGACTCTGTAACTGTCTCTGGCGTTCGGCGCACCGAGGACGGCTATCTGGTGGCCGAGGCCCGAGTCGCGCGCACCGGTATTCAGGATTATCTGGGTACCGAGATCGACCCGGACAACGAACATGGCCTGCGCGACAAGCCGATCGTGCGCGTGTACCGACCTGAAAGCGCGGTATTCCACGCTGACGCGATGCACTCGTACGCATACCGGCCAATGACCAACGGCCACCCGGGCGGCAACGGCGTCAACTCCAAGAACTGGAAGGATGTCGCCATTGGCCAAACAGGTGGCGAAGTGGTCCGCGACGGTCAGTTCGTCAAGGTGCCTCTGGTGCTGATGGACGCCAAAGCCATCGAGGACTACGAGTCAGGCAAGCGTGAGCTCTCCATGGGCTACGGCGCCGAAGTCGTCTTTCAGGATGGCGTAACCGGCGACGGCGAGCAGTACGACTGCTACCTAGGCCCAATGAAAATGAATCACCTCAGCCTTGAGCATCGCGCTCGGGGCGGCATCGATCTACGCATCGGTGACCACAAACCAGACACCCCCAAAGGAGGCCATGACATGGCTGATGCACTGCGAAAACTCCTTGTCGATGGCATCTCCATTGATGTCACCGAGCAAGGCGCCCAGGCCATCGAGAAGCTGAACACCAAGCTTGCCGATGCTGCCACCGCAACTAAGACCCTGACCGATGCGCACGCTACTGCGATCGCGCTGAAGGACGGCGAACTGGCGAAGAAAGACGCCGAGATCGACGGCCTGAAAGCCAAGCTGCTCAGCGATGCCGACATCGACAAGCGCGTGACTGCCCGTGCCGACTTGCTCACCAAGGCCAAAACCATCGCCGATGCCGACTACACCGGTAAGACCGACGCCGAAATCCGCAAGGCGGTGGTCGTCGCCAAGCTGGGTGATGCGGCCGTGGCGGGCAAGGCTGACGCCTACATCGACGCGCGCTTCGAGATCCTGGTGGAAGACGTCGCTAAAGACCCGGCTGCCGACCCCTTCCGCAAGCACATGATTCAGCAGGACGCCAACACCACCGGCAATCCTGCAGCCGAAGCGCGCGCGAAGATGCTGGCCGACTTCAACTCAACTCAGCCCGCCAAGTAAGGAGCCATCATGGCCGCTTATCAAACGATTTACTCTGATCGTCCAGCCAAGGGCCTGCATGGCGCCTCGGCGAACGAAGAGATCAAGAACGACATCAGCCGCACCATCGAAAACGCTGCGGGTGTTCGCTTCGGCGAGCCAGTCCAGCGCGGCGCCGGCGACCATGGCGTTGTTCCATTCGCAGCCGGCGGCAAGTTCGTCGGTATCGCCAAGCTGACCCCGGCTGTCCCTGCCGTGAAAGCAGGCTCGACCCTGATCGACGGCTACCCGCAGTACTTCACCGCGTCCATTCGTGAGCGCGGCCAGATGTACGTGACGGTCAGCGCGCCGGTGGTCGATGGCGATCCGGTCTACTACGTGACCGCCACCAACACCTACACCAACGCTGCCGGCACCGGCATTGTTGGCCCGATCCCGAACGCGTTCTTCGACACCACTGGTGCCGCGGGCGACATCGTGGAAATCTCCCTCAAGAACCGGAGCGCATAACATGCGACAAGCATTCGCAGACGCTCAAGCAGCGTTGCCATTCGTTGTAGCCCAGGGCCGCAACATCGAAACCGCGATCTATGAGGCTCGCTATCCCGAGTACTCCTACCGCGACCTGATGCCTGTCGTTACTGAAGGCAACCAGTGGGCGATCGGCACCCAGTTCTACAGCATGCAGCTCGCAGGCGAAGCCAAGTTCCTCTCCGGTGCGGCGAACGACATGCCGTTCAACAACGTCTCGTGGGGCGAAGGCTCGCACGACTACGCCATGATCGGCTCCGGCTGGGAATGGAACCTGGAAGAAGTGAACCAGGCCGCCCTGTATGGCCGCAACCTGAACGACCTGAAAGCCATGTCGGCAAGTCGCTCCACCGAGCGCCTGCTTTACGACATCGCCACCACCGGCAGCACCGAGAAAAACTGGCGCGGCTTCGTCAACCAGTCCAACGTGCAGACCATCACCGCGTCGGCCACCGGCACCGGCAGCTCCACTCTGTTCACGAATAAAACTCCGCAACAGATCCTGATCGACCTGAATGGCCTGCTCAAACTGGTGCCCCAGGCGTCGAACAACGTCGAATTGGCCGACACGCTGTCTTTGCCTTTGGAGGTGATGGATTACATCGCCACCGTATTCGTGGGCACCGAAGCGAACAGCCCGACCATCCTGGAGCGCTTCCGCACCTCCAACGTTTACACGGCGCGCACCGGCCGACCACTGAACATCACTACCGCCGACTCCCTGTCGACCGCTGGTGCTGGTGGTGGCGGCCGTATCGTGGCCTATCGCAAGGCTTTGGACGTGATCCGCTTCCACCTGCCAATGCCTCGCATGGTACTGCCGGTTCATCAGAAGACCATCATGGGCTTCGAGACCGGCATCATCGCGCGCACCGGCGGTGTTGAAGTTCGCCTGCCAGGCGCCATGGCGTACATGGACGGCGTGTCCGAGCCTGCATAAGGGGGTTGTCATGAAAGTGAAAGTCACCAACAGCGGCACCTGCCCGCGCGGTGTGTGGGCCTTGGGCGCGATCAAACTGATCGGTATTGGCGCAAGCCGTGAGCTGAGCCTGACCGAGACTGAACTCGATCAGATCAAGAGCACCGACGGCCTCAGCTATGAGGTTGTCGAGGCCCCTGCCGGCGATGAAAAAGCCGATTTGATCAGCAAGCTGAAGGCCCTGGGCATCGATGCTGCTGGCAACAGCAAAGTCGAAACCCTGCAGAAGAAGCTGGACGAAGCCCTGGCCGCCGCCGAAAAGCAAAAGGTCATGGATGAGCTGACCGCGCTGAATGTCGAATTCGACAAGGAAGCGAATCTGGAAGCGCTGCAGGCCGCACTGGCCGCCGCCAAGGCGTAACACCCCGCAAAACCCGGAGCGCATGTCGCTCCACCTATTCGAGATATCCCGATGCCAGACTTTTACGGAACCGTCGCAGAAGCCGACGCCTATCACGCTGCGCGCGCGAATACCGCCTGGGCTGGCGATGACGTGGCGAAGCAGGCAGCGTTGATCCGGGCATCGGTCTACATCGACGGCCGCTACCGGAAGCTTCTCGCTTCTGGAGTGTGGCAGTCATTGTTCCCCGGCGTGAAGACCGAGGGTAGAGGGCAAGCCAGGGAATGGCCGCGAACCGGAGCCTATGACTACGAAGGCAATGCCATTCCGGCGGACCAGGTGCCCGTCGAGGTTGAGCAGGCCACGTACGAGGCTGCGCTCCGCGAAATCGTAGAGCCCGGCAGCCTCAGCCCTGACTTCGTGTCCGCTTCGATGGTCAAGCGGGAGAAGGTCGGCCCGCTGGAAACTGAATTCGCCGTTTCGGTGGGTGCAGATGCCGCTGGCTCGATTCGTCCGGTGATAAGCATCATCGACGAAATGATTGCTCCTGTTCTGGTGGCTCGTTACACGCTGCCTGCGGTGTTTACGGTATGACCCCGGCGCAGATCATCCAGGCCATCGAAGGGATGGAGCCTGCGATGCAGCGGGCCTATCTGGAGCAGGTCAAGACGGTGGTCGGCGCGGCGACGGTTGCAGAAGTTGAGCGCCTGATCGCGGAAGAGGATGAAGAGGGCCTGGTCTCGCTGCTCAGCCTGGGAGCGCTGTCCGTGTTCCTTGAGCTGGCGCGGTCGTTGTTCATCGCCGGCGCCAAGTTCGAGGTTAAGGCGATCGTGATCCCCCGTGAGCTTGGGCGTTTTGAGTTCGATGCCAGGCAGCCCGCTGCTGAGAAGTGGGTATCGGCCAAGGCGGAAGAGATCCGCGCCAACGCATCCATCGATGTGCGCGCCGCTATTCGCGAAGTGATGGGTACTCGCCGTCGCGTGGTCGTGTGGCCGAGTGCACAGCCTGCTGAAGTGCAGGTGGAAGTCAGCGCTACGCCGATGATTCGTACGCCTCGCCAGGCAGCGCTTGACCTCCTGGGTCGGGTAAGTGCGCAAACGGGGTCACGCTCAGGCGGCGTCATCGGCCTGCCTGGCAACTATGCCCAGTACGTCCTGAATGCCCGTGCCCAGCTGCTGGGCGGCAACCCCGACGAGATGCGCAAGTACTTGCAGCGCAAGCGCCGGGACCGCCGCTTCGACGGGATCGTGAACAGAGCAATCAAGGCGGGAACGCCAGTCGCACAGGCTGACGTGGACAAGATCGCCGGTCGCTACGCTGATCGCCTGATGAAGACCTATGCCGAGATGCTTTCAAAGGCCGAGGCGCTGGAGTCATTCGGTGCTGGCCGAGATCAGGTGTATGAGCAGTTGATTGCTCAAGGCCTTGATCGTGATCTAGTAACGAAGACTTGGCGAGACCGAGGCGACAAGAAGGTCCGACACACCCACTCAGTGATGGGCGGGCAAGAGGTTCAGAAGGATCAGCCATTCCAAAGCCCGAACGGCGCATTGCTTCGGTATCCGGGC